TCACAAACAACACGGAAGTCATAGATACCTCGGCGACCTTGAACATCACGAAGATATGGTTCTACTAAATTCAAGAATGCTGCGCGAGTAAAATCGTCATTAAATTCAAATAGTGACGAACGTGCGGCACGAGCAATCGATTTCTCAAGAACGATGAATAGGCGACGAACGTTGATTCTATCAAATGCAGAAGGTCTTTGTAATAGAGTTTTATCTCCATAAAGAATTGTTCCTTCACCTGGGAAAGTAACAACTGGATTTACACCTTTTTTATAGAGTTCATCTCGTTCCGCTTTAGTTGGATTCCAAGCAAGCTTAACTACATTTTTGATAACACCTCTGTTTAAACCTGCTGGTGAGAACCATGGATCTCTTTCTGTATCGGTACGAACACACAATCCTGCAATATCGCCGTTTAAAGGAACCCAACGATAAACGTCATTGTATTTGTCGTATTGGTATTTCCAGTTACAATCCATCACAGCATAAGAAGAAGGTGTAAATGTTCCTGCTGTTGTAGTAACATCACCGCTTTCATCACCATAATTATCCACAACATTATCCATATCTGGAGAAATGAAAACTAAACAATCTTTTCTTGTTTCTGCTAAAGAAATTAAATGATTTGGTACAGTTGTTCCTGATGTTGCTCCTGCCATTAAGAGAGAAACATCTACTGAATCTGGATTTGCAAATTGATCAAAAGAAGTATTCACATTGGCTGCAACTGGAAGAGCATCAACACCACCAGTTAAAGTTGCAGTAAAAGATGAGGCAGCAGTATATGAAACGGCTCCTGTAGCAGCAGTTCCCCAATTAGTTTGTTGGTGTCCGCCCCACCATAGATATTTTGAACGATTGTTTATTACATCCTTGTAATAATTACTAGATCCGTCAGAATTTTTTGCATCACTAGCTTTAGAAACGTATCCAAATCTTTCAAGCGTAGTTCCTGCTGTACCAGTAATCGAACCTTTACTGTCTATCACAACAATATGCAATTCATCAGCAGTAGACCCTTTATTTGATGCCCAAGAAGAAGTTCCTGGAGCAGAATCGAAATAAGATTCGTAGGCCCATCCAGAATAAGTTGTGGAATCAGCGATGGAAACAGTAATAGAATTGCCTAAAGTTCCTGGATATTTTGCATGGAATAAAGTCGCGTTATTTGCAACATAATTTTCTTGATAATCTTGTTCATTTCTAATTATTGTTGCAGTTCCATTTGCTACCGCATTTTTAGCGGCCGCGCCAACTGAACGCACTACCCTCAAATCAGTACCATATGCTAAGAAATTTGCTGCTGTGAAAAATGATTTAAATGTATCGTCAGTAGGTTTACCAAATCTTTCTGCTAACTGAAGTTCGTTGTTAATTAGAGTTATTTCATTAACAGGACCCCAGGTAAAAGCTCCAGCAAAACCACCTATAGTTGTTGCAACAGATGGTACAACTGTTGTCAAATCTATCTCGGAGATATTCACTCCTGGTGACAGTTGAAAAGCCATTTTCTGTTCTCCTTATCTTAGAACTATACTTTATTGTTTATTTATGATTTTAGAATGTTGACGGTAAATAACCTTTTTTCTGTACTGTTGTCCACAAATCGGCTCCATCAAAAGTTTTTTCTTCTTCCAGCCCGTCATTCAGTTCACCTATAGGCAACATTTCTTCGTCAAGTTGCAATTCTCTCTCTTCTAAAAGTCTTTTTCTGACATCCGAATCTGTAATTTCTCTAAAATAACTTTGAGCAGTTAGCCAAGAAAATAAAACTAAAGTCATAACTATATCATCATTATTACCTTCTTCAGCATTATAAGTGTCTTTGTCGCGAACATATGTATTCAATTCTGCAATTGTATCAAAATCATTAGTAATTAGCTTATCATTTTCTATCAGAGTTTTTAAGTTAGCACATCCTATTTTCTTCACAGATTTGGAAGTTTTAATTCCATAAGATGCTCCTTTTTTAAATCCAGAAGCGATGTGAACTCCTTTGATATCATGGCTTTCGATTCGGAATATATTTTCATATTCTAAATCATAATGTAAAATATCAACAACTTGTTGACCGACATTATTTGTTTCGACTAAAATAAATGCTCTGTTATACCTATTTGAAATATTATAAATGTATGTAGGAAAAATTAAAGGTGACAGTTTATTATCTCTAAATTTAGCAACATGTTTATAAGGTATTTCCGTAACATCAATTATGGAAAATGCTGAATAATCTTTTCCTACTCCTTCTGAACAATCCACAACAGTAATATAAGTGTGGCCTTTTTTGGGTTCTTCATATACATCCAAGTATTCTTCTTGTTTGATAGGATTTATAAATGTCAGCATTTTTAACTTGGAGCCAGGTATTAATGTAGCACTTGATCCAATAAATTCAGTTTCAAATTCTTGCCTAAATTGTTCTTCGCTAGTGTTGCGAATTGTTTCTTCTCTCCATTTTTCATCTCTTCCCGGGACCATCGACCAATGCACTTCTAAAGGAACATATAATGATCTTTTTTCTGTCGCATCGGTCCACATTTTATAGAATTGGTTAAGACCATTAGGTGTTGAAACTATAATAACTTTCGTTGTTTTACCAGAAGAGATAACTGGATAAGTAGCAGTAAAGAACTCCACTGCCATATTTTGTGGAACGAACGCAAATTCATCTAGAAATATTAAATTATAAGAGCCACCTCGAACACCTGAAGAACTCGTTGCATATGCTGAAATCTCAGAACCATTTTCCAAAACAATATTACCTTTGTTCCATTCCAGAATACCTTGCTGGAGCCATAATGGAAGAAATTCATAAGCATATTTTATTCGACCTAAGATGTCTCTAGCTAAATCACCTTTGTTAGCCAGAATAGCAATCTTATAATCTTCTGAGAATAAAACCGACCATAACATAAATCCTGCAACAGTGGTAGTTTTACCAACTTGTCGAGGCATTTTACATATAGAAAATCGATTAATATGAAACCCTTTGACCATATCTTCTTGGAAAGGCCACATGTCGAAAGGGACCAAACCTTGGTCCACGTTGACAATTTTTACATATTTTCTTATGAAGTAAATAGGATCTCTAATGCATTTCGTAATCTCAACAAATTGATCCTGGGAGTATTCAATTTTTACTCCAGGTTTTTTTAAATTAGGATTACCTAGATATCCGCCTTGAATATTCGTCACTTAATTAAACTTTTCAGCATCCAAGCATGTTTTTGATGTGCGTCTAGTAAGTCTTGCAAAAAGTTTCCAATAGCTGGCTCATCAGCAGCATCAGCAGCAACAATCCCTGCGCGAAGATGAAATATCATTTTTTCATTTGAAGTAGACAATTCTCTCAACATAGAAATTGCATCAGGAATATTAACACTTTCATCAACATCACTTAGTTCAAGAATTCTTGTCAAATTTGATGGAGCATATGATCCGAGCATACGAATCTTTTCTGCTATCAAATCAGTTTGATTCCAAACAGCAGTATAAAAATCACCTAAAAATGTGTGATATTGAACAAAATCCGGACCTTCAACATTCCAATGAAACGAATGTGCCTTAAAATATAGTCCAAAATTTGTTCCTAAAATTGTTCTCATCTGCTCAACTAACGTTTCCATTTTTTATCCTATTTGTTTTATCTGTTTAATTAAATCTGCTGTTGATCCTAGAAAAACCGCCTTATCAATATTGATAGGTGTTTCTTCTTTTACTGGAGACAAATCTCTTTTTTTCTTTTGCAATTCAATCAAATCTTTGTTTATGTCAGACATATTTTTTATTAGTGTTGCTGCCACTTCATATGCTCTAGGATGATCGGTTGCAGCAGCAACTTGAAGAATATTATCTACAGCAATTTTACCTTTTTCAGCCAATTCTCTAATATTTCTTCTTGCAAAATCAAAATCGGAATCCACTTCATTCATTATGACTTCTGGTAAAGAAGATTCTCCTTGCTTCAGAGGTTCTATATCAAATATCTTCGATAAATTTTCGTCTGTTTTTTTCATTCTAATGTATCAGGAAATTCAAGTAATGTATCTTTAAAACCAAATTCGTCATCCGGACCGGCCGTAATAGGATCAACTTCAGTAATTAATGTTATTGTCTTAATTGGTTGTAAATCGATAGAATCTACAGTATATGTGGCATTGGAATAATCACCGACAATAACATCTCCTTCATCTATTTTGTCCGTGACCTCAGAAACTACTAAAGTTCCTGTACTATTATTTGCAAAATATACTACTGTTCCAGATTTATTTGGATTGTTTGTTCTTTGAACTCTTATTGTCTCACCTGTTGTGTATACTCCATTCCCAGAATTCATATCAACATAAACTTTTTGGATTATATTACTTCTATTATCCATGTACAAATTAGTGTTTGCTCTTTTGATAAGTTTATCCGTTCCAAAATTAACAGGAGGAAATATCCAGCCTTTCATTGTAAACGTTAAATTCCAAATCACTAATCTTGTTGATGAAAAATCCCCTTCATATTCTATTTGAGGACTAACGGAATCTAGCGTAACTGGAATATCATATTTCCTTCCTAAAGAAGGAATCAAATCAGCGGTAACAGTAAAATCTGGAGTAAAAAAAGGTAATATCTGTTCCAATATTTGAGTGCCATCTTCTTGATTTCTGACAAAGATACTCATATCAAATTCAAAATTATAAGGAATAGGTGAATATTGAGAATTGATTGCATTACTTTGGGTAACTGCAAAATTCTTTCCTAAGGTATTCATTTTCCTAGTTGAATCATAATTTATTCCAACAAGATCAAATGCCATTCTAGGAACATATACATTAATTGATTTGGTTAAAGTTGGATCAGAACTTAAACGTGTAATGTATTTCTCTTTAGAACCGTAAGAAAGAGGAACTCTTGTTCTTTCGAATTCTTCTGTCCCTGTTTTATTATAACGAACTAATACAATATCATTAAAAAGTGTGCCAAAGGCAACAATCATTTTTCTTATTGTTCGGTTGTAGAAATGGGAGTGTTTTAACATTAAGCTTCACCAAAAGGATTCTTTTCTGTCCAATCAAGTATATCATCACCTTCTTTTTGTACTATTGCATTGTCCGATATATCTTCGAATACATTTTCATCAACCTGTGTTGAAGTATCAGCTAGTATTATATTTCTCAACGAACTACTTGTATTTCCGTGAACGTTACCTGTAGCAAAAGTTCCATGAACTCTTATTACATTTATTTGCGAATGTGGAACATAAGAATGAACTATAGCATGAGCATTTGCAGTTTCTAATGAAGACCCTTGATAAATTATCTCGCCGGGAACAAATGAACCAGTTCCAGCAGGAAACACTACCGTATTTGCTAGAGCAAGTTTTACTCTGCGATATTCATCAAATGCTTGACTATCAACTTCTTCCACTCCTGTCGAAATAATTTCTTCACTAAACACATATTGCTTCATTTTTAATGCATAAACATAAACATTACCTCCACGACCTCTACCTAAAGTATAGAACATAGCTTGGTCGTTTTCATGCTCAACGAATGTAATTTCGAAGAAGTTTTGCACTAATGGAATATAAATTAAATCACCTTCTCT